CTTTGTAAGCACATCTGAATATACTGCACCTTCTATGTTTGCTATCCAATCACATTCAAACTCTTGCTGGAACTTCTTATCTCCCATTACCTCTTTTGCCTTGACTAGCTCTTCTTCATCTACAATTTTTGTTTCACTAGCTTTTGCCTTGTAGTTGAACCAATCATCAGCTCCTTGTGCGTGTTGGTATAATTCATAGAAGTTGTTGTTCATTCCCATAGGTGTGCCTATAAAGACACAATAGCCTTTACGATCACTCAAAGCTGGTCTAATTATTTCTGGAAACAACCTACTGTTTACATTTGCGTACTCATCAATCACACAACCATCAAGGTATATACCTCTCAAGCCGTCTGAGTTTTCTGATCCAAGTAATGTAATCCTAGAACCATTAGGTAAATCAACTCTCAGTTCTGTTTCGTTAAATTTTGTATAAGGTATCTTTGCTGTAAATTGTTTCATATAATCCCAAGCAATAGATTTCGCTTGTTTGAAGGTGGGTGCTATATAGGCATACCTAGGGTTTTTATTTTTGGACAGTAATGCTGACCTAATTAAATGGTTAATCATACATACTGTTTTGCCAAACCTTCTATGACAAACTAATACATTCCATCTGTATTCTGATATTTTTTTGTGTAAATGAGCTTGGTGCTTTCTTGGGGTGTATGGTATTTTAATATCCATATCTAGTGTATTTTTTTGCTAGGCATACTATCTGTAGGTTCAAAGTCAAAGCCAATACAAAGCATAACATAGTTAATAAATAGCTGTGAAGCTAATTCATTAGGAAAACCAACAAACTTTATAATAACATCATTGCTATCTTTATCAACATAAGCAACTGATTCTACATCATCTAACCCAAAATAGTCCATATACCATATGTAGTTTATTATTGGTGGTCTGGCAATAAATGAATGTGTGTGTGGATAAGGGAGTCCAGCGATCTAGCTGACTGACTGTAAGGGAGTCCTCGAGTCCCATGTATATATATATAATAACATGCGAGTGCGTTGTGGGGGGTAGCCAGGGGTCAACTTTGTAAAATATAGGTTATAGCTCTACAATTATACAATATAGGGTCGCAATAAGTTATCAGTTATTGATAGTAATAGCTTAACTTTCCTATAACTATTAATTATCGGAAGTAAATAGGTCAGTAATGTTGACCGATATTTTATGGGAAGGGATCGCAAGAGCTCTTGATATTAGAATAGCAACTTTATTTATATTTTATCCAATAACCATAAACACATCTATTGCCATCTCTTGATGGATCATAAGTATCATTTATTACACCATCAATAATTGTTGTTATGTGTTTTGAAAGTTTACAAATTATAATTCCACCAGGTAATTCATTTTCTTTTAAATGTACTTTACAACCAGATCCAATAGACATTGTTGGTTGCCATTTCCAACCAATATCTTTTAAATATTTTTTTGTAATTTTTTTTGGTACACCTTTATATGGTGGTTTATCCATAAGTAATTTAAACTCATTTAATATTTTAATATAATCTTGATTGGTTGCTATTGATATAGCTCTTACTACACAATCATTTCTATTTTTAAATTTTGATCCACCATTATTATATTTAAATTTCATAATTTTTTATTTGTTTCAAGAATTATACATTTTATATATTTTATAAACAAGTATTATTTTTAATTAAATTATATTAAAATTATTCTAATTTATTTTCTTAAATTTTTGATTTAAGCTAAACTAGATATTGTTGCATAATTACAACATGTTGCAAATATGACACAATCAATATTAAACCTTGTTTAATGTTGCATAAATATCACACATAAAAAAAAATATTTTTTTATCTTGTTTAAAATATAAATATCTATATGATTTGTATATAAATAAATGAAAGGGAAACAATGACTACAAATAAAATAACTTTCAATGATATTGAAAGTGGAACAATGCAAGATATTACAAGAAATTTTATTGATAAACATATATTGGCTTGTCAATCTTATCTTGTAAGTGAGTTAATAAGTAAAGAAGTTATATCAATAGAAGATTATATTAACTTCTATAAATCAGATGAAACTATAAAATCTGATTATGATGTAAAAACAGAAGAAGAAATACAAGAAATTAGAGACAATGGTGAAGATCAACAAGAAGTTTTTGAGCATTGGCTTTGTTCTGATTGGTTCATTAATCAAATGAAGAACAAAGATGAACCAATTTTAGAAACTGATATTGGTACTTGGTGGGGTCGTACTTGTACTGGTCAATCAATTTATCTTGATTATAATATTCAAGAATTGGCTTATCAATATAGTTATGATGAAAGACTATTTAAAAAAGAGGTTGCATGATTAAAAATATATTAAACTTTTTAGATTATGTTTTATTTCTAGCTATGATGTATTTTTGTTATCTAGGTTTAAAATATTCAGTACAGATTGAGCAATTAATAATTGAATTGAAGGGGGGTGTGATATGAAAAGTAAAATTAATAGATTAAAACAAATAAGAATTGAACTTGATAAAATAACAGAAGATTGTTTTCAAGATCATTATCCAAGTTATATTTCAAATGGTTTAAACACAGCTTTAAATATTGTTAATGATAACTTAAAAGAATTAAAAAAGTATGAAAGTAAAATTAACAAGGGGGAATAATGATTATTAATTTATTTGGTAAACAAATAACAATCAATAATAAAAAATGGAAACAAGATCTATTAGCTTGGTCTTTACTATATAGAAAAGAAATAGTAATTGCTATTGCTAGTTTTATCTTGGGTGCTATAATATTTTAAACTGAAGAATACTTCTTACTTTGCAAGAAGTAAGCAAATAGAAAGGAGAAAATAAAATGATAACAAAAGAAATGGTAAATAAATATTTAGATAAAGATTATCATAAATGGATTGCAAATGTAATTACTGATATTTGTAATGATCCAAGTGATATAAGTATATTGAAAAAACAAATAAAAAAAGATTGGGATTTAAGAAATATGCTTAAAAAATATGATAAAACACTTAAACCAAATGATAAATAAACAAATAACACAACAAAATTTAAGGGAGTTAGCTTCCATAAAGACAAATGGAAAAATAAGGATTTTAGCAAGATTAACTTTCTTAAATCTTATGAGTGCCAATGGAGTTATGGCAAAGACAATCATAAGAAACTATAAACAAAAACAAGAAAGGAAAAGCTATGATGACCTACGACAATATAAAAATAATATCAACGAGAACTGATGATGATTATTGGGATGAAAAAAAAAGAAAACATATAAAATATAAACATCCTAAAATTACAAAGAAAACATTATTTGATGGTAATGTTTATGATTTAGGTGAACTTTATACAGCTATGAAGTTTGCAACAGAACAAGATAGTTATGGACAACTATCTGTTACTATGGATATTAAACAAGAATATTAATCTTTATTATCAGGGGGTATATCTGTTATGTCCCCTGATACATCAATCATATCCGATTGATTATCCTCCCAAGAAATTCTAACTACCGAATCAGATTTAACATCTATCTTTTGCTTTTCAGTAAACAAAGAAGATACTCTTGGAGCTAACCATTTAATATAGTTTTGTTTCTCCCTTAAAAATAGCAGCTCTTCATTGGACATTTCAGTAGTATCAGATTGAAAGATAGCTAACATCTTTTCAACAAGTGTCTTGATACCTACCTCTTGAGCTTTTAAAAACTGCTCTTTAAACTTTGGGTTTTGATCCAAGTATTTGTAGAAACTCATCAAGCTGATCTTTAAGGTGTCTTTGACTACGATATGAGGTATTCCGCCATCGTAGATAGTGGCGAGTATAGTATTTTGTTCTGTATCTGATAGATTTATTGGCAGATTCTTTTTGGTCTTGGATATATCTTTTGATTTCGTCATCTGTTTTATGTTTAAAGTTCTTAAGGTTTTTTAATATATTAATCTTGGATTGTATATCAATATTATCATTCTTGTATAACCCCTTATATTTTTTAGTCTTGTTATCCCAGCTTTTTGCACCTTTATGGTATCCGCACAACATTCTTCTTGAAGTAGGGATAAATTTACCAAGACATTTACACCTCTTACCTGAATGCTTTGCGATTGCTTCACATCTAATCTTTATTTTTACCAATAGGATTCCCCTTATAATCTAAATTATTTCTGATGTTATATTCTTTCTTTCTTTTATAAGCGAAGTTCTTTTCCTTTACTATTTTCTTTAATTCCTTTTGTATTATTCTTGGATCTACTAAATTTTCCTGACGAGCTAATTCCCTTTTTCTCTCAATAGCTAATTTACAATAATAGATATTCTTAGAATCATTTTCTAAGTCAGGCAGGGGTATAGTGGCTAATTCATTTATTATAGTATCAACATTACCTTTATTCTTACCTATTATTTTATCTATATTATTAATGGGTAATGTTTCTTTTAATGTAGTTGTCTGACGGCTATCTTGTGCTAATGAGGTGGCTATCTTGGTTGGTTCATATAATTTTTCAGCTCTTAAAAATACCTCATTTACAATATAAGTTTTACCAGATTTACCTCTAAAAGATTTAATAATATTTAATTTATTAAGGGTGGATAAGCAGTTCTTGATCGTAGTTCTACATAAACCTGTATCTTTGTGTATAGTTTCGTGCCTTAATCTTGCCTCATATCCATTCTTCTTCCAAGCATACTTCATCACAGATAAGAAAACATTTAAGCAATTAGATTTATGAACCCCCTCTAATTTATCAAGATGATGATAAATCTTATATGTAATATGTAAGAAACCTCTACTTACGTTCATACTTACATACTTTTCTATGATTAGATTGAAGGTCTAGCAAAATGGAAACCCATTGGCTCTCGTTCATTACCTCAAAATCTGTCTGAGAGCTTGTTATTCGCTTGATCCTAAAGGTTAGGGTATCAGGTGTCAGATTCTTATAGAACACTAAAAAGCAGGGTATATTTAGGCGACTAGCGACTATGTTTGACAGGGTTGTAGCTTTGTATTTCTGTCCTTTATCATAACAAGTCTCTAATATAGCAAGTGGTTCGTAGCAATCAGGACAACATTCAATACTATCAATATCAATCATGGCAATATTGTCATATTTCCTATGCCAATCGTTATAGCTCCCATTAGAGAAAGCATAAGTCCATCTAGCCATATCTATTTGTTTTTAAGTACCAATATTATATTATCTTTTAGTTCTATATCTTTTTCCAAAGCAAATATTATATCAGATTGTTTTTGTATAAATTTTTTTTGTCGTTTCAATTCAGCTTTACATTTCTTTAATTTATCTGATAGCTCTAACTCTTTCCACATACCCTCATTTGTCATTTTAACCTTTCAATTTTTTTAACAACTGATCGTGGGTACACAGTTATATTACCAACTGTTAGTTCACCATCATCATCAAAACTATGCGAAGCAAAAATAATTAATTTCTTCTGATCTTTATATAAAAGATAACCTATGTCATCACACCAAGAATAAGTTTGTTCAAGTGCTTTTTTTAAAGACATCCATTCTGGATTTGAAGTTGGATCTTGCCAATAAATTCTTACTCTCTTGTATGGAAACTTATTTGTTCGCTTCATAATCCCACCAACTTTCATATAAATCTTGAAGAGATACTTTACCTTTAGTAACTTCTAATATCTTCTTAACCATTCTTGGTTTAGGAAATCTTTTTTCTTTAGACTCCAAACAATATCTTTGCGAGTTAGTCGCTGGATTAATTGATTTGATACCTAGCATAGTACCAAAAGTATAATGTGATATACCTTGTTTTTTTCGCCACTCTTTTAGTGTCATTTTCCTCCTATTTGTTATACAATTAAGAGATATATATTACATATAATAATGATTGACAAGCATTTATATTATCTATATCTATGTGGAAAACGAAAGGAAAAACAAATGAAAGAATATTTTTGTAATATAAATGGTGGTATGGGAATAGATCATTGGAGTCCATCAAGTTCTGATATGCCTTTAGCTAAATGGGTAACTAATTATGGTTATCATACACCTAAAGAAAGAGATCAGTTCTTAATGAATTATAAACCTAGAATTGGAAACTTAACTAACAACACAGCTCAAAGATTACTATGTGATTATAGATACTTCAAAGATAAAAAAGCAAAGATAGAGAATAGAAATTATAATGAGATATATAAACAAGAATTAGATGATATTAATAAGTATGATCCAATAGATGAACAAGATAAGTTTGCTAGAAATAACATAGATGAATTAGCACACAAAATTATTGAACAAATAAAAAAACTATACAAAGAAATATTTAAAGATGAAAAAACTGCAGCAGAAAGATATGTAGTTAATAAACCAAAGGAATTAATCCACGATATTATAGGTCGTATAGATTATGAAAGTAATACAAAATTTTTAGAATTAAAAACAAAACCAAGTAAGTGTTATAAGAGAAAAAATAAAAATGAATACTATTGGAAACAACAAGAGTTAAGTGAAGATTCAATTTTTGATGGTTATTGGAAACAAGTTGCTTTTTATTGGAAGTGTACTGGTAAGAAACCTTTTTTAGCTTTAGCAAACGAAGATGACTATTTAATATTTGATGATACTCACGAAAAAATGAAAGCTGATCATTTAGAATATCAGTTTAATTTGATGACAAAAAAGATTTATAGATGGGAACAGATGATTATATATTGCAAAGGCAATCTAGCTGAACTTGCAAAGATAACAGAAGAGCCAGACCTTAATCATTACTTTCACTATAAAAGTTTAACAGATAAACAAAAACAAATAATAAAAGAACTATGGGGGTTAGATGCAAAATAAAAATATGAAGATATGGGAAACATTAAGTAAAACAAATCCAGAGTTTACCAAACCTTTACCTGGATATGGTAATAAAAAATTAACAACTATTGATCCTATGTATCAAATACAAATGATGACAGATTTATTTGGTCCAGTAGGTTTGGGTTGGAAGTATAAAGTAGATTACAAATACATAGATGGGTTAGTATTTGCAGAAGTAACTATAAAATATTTTACAAACGAATGGCATGAGTATGGTCCTGTTTGTTCAGTGCAAAACTTATCTAAAAGTAATAACAAACTTGATGATGAAGCTCCCAAGAAAGCTATGACAGACGCAATGACAAAAGCATTTAGTCATTTAGGTATGAGTGCTGATGTATTTTTGGGTAAGTTTGATGATAGTAAATATGTTGAGCAAATGAAACAAGAGTTTTCTCAACCACAACCACAAGAAATTCCAAAGACAAATGGAAAAAAGAATATTGAACTGGATATGCAGTTTAATATGGATCAAATAAGAAAAGACATAAAAGAAATAGATGACATCTATGCTTTAAGGTCGTGGAAAAAAAATAATCCAGAATTATTTGATTCTAATAATATGTCTGTGCGAGAATATAGACAGATAAGTGATCTATTTAAAACTCGTCAGATACAACTAAACCAACAAGGAGTAAACTAAATGAGCGATACTAATAACTTATACATTAAGCTCGTAAAAAACGAAAAAAGAGAAGATAAAGGTCAACCAATTTTTGTTGCACCACCTAATATTGAGGCACAAAAACAGGGTAAAAACTGGACTATTGGTGCTAAGATAGGTGATACTTGGTATAACCAATGTGCTTTTGAAGAATTTGATGATGACGGAAATCCAACAGGTTTAATAACTGTTAGATTAGCACCCTCAAATACTGGTTCAGGATCTGCAAAGCCGAGAGGACCGCAATCATCTTTTGCACCTAGCGATAGGTTTGCAAAAGGTCAAGGATCAGGTTATAACAAACAGAACTACAAATACTAATTTAGATTTTGTGGTTCAATGGTGTGGCGGAAGTTTTTTTGAGTAGCGAATCATGTTGCCTCTTTCCTTTCTTGGCAATGCTCCCTCTTTATTTGTTTTCTTCTGCCATGCCTTTAAAAACAATATGAAAATTACAGACTTAGACAAAGAGATTAAGAAGAAGATTGTATCAGATCGTCAAAAAGAATATGGCGATTACCAATACAATTTCACTATACTTGCCGAGCTTTTTACCTTAATATTAGCTCCGAATTTAAAAAAAAAATTAAAGCCACATCAGGTAGGTCAACTAATGATGACACTCAAATTATTTAGGAGTACCAAGGGTTATAAGGCAGATAACTATCACGACCTATCTATCTATAATGACATGACATTTGACTTACACAAAAAAGATATAGACAAAAATGATAAAAACCGATAAGTATATAAGAATTAAATCTGGCGAAGCTAGTTTCCAATTGGTTGAAAGATTTGATGAAGTGAAGAAAGCTGCTGATCCTAACGCACAGGGAGAGCTAGTAGAATGTGAAGTCTCAGGAATTAAAATAGACTTTACCAAAGTGAAAAAGGAGAAAGATGGAAGAGTTAAAAACTCGCCTTCAAAAGTACAGGGATCTTCAACAGAAGAAACACGAGAAGTTCCTGGAAGCCAAGAGACAAGTAAGTAAGTATCAAAAAGATTCTTACAGATTGATTTGGAAAATAGAGAAGGTAAAAGAAGAATTGATGAGAGCATAGCTCATTAGTTTACATTGATAAAAAAAACAACAAATACCTAGGGGGATTTATGACCTTATATAAACAAGAATTTAAAAAACATATTAAAAAAATAAACAACAATGACTTTATTTATAAACATAAGATAGCTTTTCATTTATTATCTGAAAGAGAATATAAATTATATGAAGCAGGATTTAAAAAAGGTTTTGAATTAATACAAAAAAAAATGTCAGATCATATTACACAAATAAAAGAAACACATATTGTACCAAGACAAATGGAACGAAAGATTATTGGTTATCAATTTAAAAAACCTAAGAAAATACAAATAGATTGTGTTATTAATAAAGTTTGTATTAAGTATGAGGTAAGCAAAAAAGAATTATTTACTAAGACTAGGACTACAGATATTGTTAGATCAAGAAATATTATTCACAATATATTAAATGAAAAATATAAGATGAGTCTGTCAGATATAGGTAGAATTTTTGGACAAGATCATACAACAGTTTTACATTCAATAGAAATGAAGCTGCACAAAAGAAGATTCTGGAGTGATGAGCAAACTATTTGGCAAGAGTTTGAAGAACTTACTTCTTAAATCCTGATAGCATAGACTTGTAAGACTTAGAACTAATAGTAGATTTCTTTTTTGATCTACTTGTGCCAGATTTTTTTCTTTTATTTATATTATAATACAAACCTTTTTTAGCTGTCTTACCAGATTTTGTTTTGTGATAACCTTTTTTCATTAGTCTCCTTTTTAAAATTTATATATTTATCAAAGCACAATTCATCTCTACCATTATGGCAAAAGTGTTTGTGTTCTGCATTTATAATCCATCCACCCATAGTATTCAATAGTTCTTTCTTACACCAATCACAATATCCACAGATGAACTCCCTTAACTTTGATTTATTCCAAGTTCTTTTTCTTTGCATTTTTCTTTTTACAGCTACATAATTTAAAGGTTAATAGATCATTTATTTTTTCATTTAAACTATCTATCCAACCAAAAAATTTTAATAATAATTTGTCTACCATTTTTTGCAGCTCCAATATCTTGCACTTAATTTGTTAGTTGCAGTAGCACATCTATGCCTTGCTCTAAATGATTTTCTTCTTGCAGGATTTGATTTTTTTATTGTCATGTTAGCATCTCCATAACGTATGATCTTTGATTTACCACCTTTACACGCTTTGACTACAAATTTTTTACCACCTTGCACCTGTCTTTTAGGTGAATTACATTTCATTTTTGATTTATCTATAGCCATTATTCTAATATTAATTTTTTAATTGTTTTACTGCCATCAATATTTAACTCTGTTTCTGCCATTGATTTTATACATTGATGTCTAATGTTTGAACCTGTTTCACTTCTTTCAGCATACCTCTTACCTTTCAAACACTCACTCATAGAAGATTGTATTCTGTGTTCTTTAATTTCTCCATTAATTATCATTAATAAAGCTATAACAACTTCGGTCAATGTGAACTCCCATTTCTAATTAATGTTTCTATATCAACTTGTAGTTTTGATACTTGTTCTTTAAGAAATTCTATATTAACTTTATTTGTCATATTTTGTTCTTGATTTTCAATTAATTTTTCTACATCTTTAAATAAAGATTCTAATAACATATATTGTTCTTGATCGGTAGGTACTTGTTGGCTTTTTTTTAATAAATCATTTTCAAATAATTCTCTTGATGTCTCTAGTGATGTAAGTCTGGCAGTAACTTCTGTGTATGCAAAAACACCCATAGCTACAGCTACAACAATACCAATCATGTTTTTAATTGGCATGGCAACTGAGGTATTTTCGCTTACCTTCATTAGAAAATAGTTGCTATTACAAATACTAATATAACAACACCTGCAATAACCTTATGGTCTGTCCAGAAGTGTTTAATTGTTTCAAATATTTTGTCCATAATATTATCCTCCTAAAAGTGTATACCATTTTCTTTTAGAATTGTAAGGTCTTTATCTTCCTTGCTTATTGTATTTTTTAAAGCTACGAGCTTCTGATTTGTTTAGATTTTTCTTATGCCTTCTTGGTCTTTTAGGTGGCTTATCTCTAGGTACAAAGTGTGTAAATTTTTGTTTAGCCATTTAATTTTGCCTGTTCTGAATGTTTTGTACCCATTGAATTACCATCCCAATTAGAACTTACATGAGTAGGTTCTACACCATTTAACCATTTTTGTATTGATATAAAAGATCCACCATTTTTAGATGCAGTTCCACCATGAAGATCATTAGGTTTAACTCTTATAGTTTCGTAAGCATAACTTGGCATACCTTCTATTTCTTCTTGTGCTTGTTCATCTGTTATTACTGTTTCTCCGCCATGAGTAAACTTCATACCATATAAAAACAATTCATAACTATCTACATCTGGATGAGTATGTTCTGGTATAATTGTATTTGGTTGGCAGATAAATAGTTCTACTTGAAAGTTATCTTTTCTATAAAGAACAACACCACTAACTCCCTCTATAAATAAAAGAGGATTTTTAAATGGTGTATATAATCTTTTTATATCTCCAGAGTTTAAATACCAATCAGCAAAATAAGATAAATCATCTTCTGTTGGATCAATCATTTTTTCTTTTTATATTTAGGTTTCTTTTTCTTTTTCTTACCAGTTTGTTGAGATAACATACTTGTTTTTCTACTGTACTGTTGTGAATAAGATGTAGATATATTTTTCATTTGTATTTCTTCTCCCATATTTGCTGTTGACTTAATCCTATTTCATCTTGTTTCTGCTTACAAGTTGGTTCAATATCTTCTTGTTTTATAATATCAACTAATGCGTATCTATAAACTTTAGTATTATCTCGCCACTGAAAATGAATTAAGTATCTTGGATCTTCGTATTGTTCAATTAGTCTTGGATCAAATGCAGCTAGTGTCATTTCTTTCTCATTATGTCTGCACCTTTAAGACCATAGATAGCAGAAATTACTCCTATAAAAATTGCCTGATACCAATATGGAAGGTTCTTAAAATACTCAAAAAATAAATCTAGCTTTGCACGAATGTCAGGATCGTCAGAGAACACAGAATAAGCCAATAGCAAAATAGGAAGGGATATAAGAATGAGGACAAACTCATCTTTCCAACCATTATCATTGCTCTCAATAACTTTCGCTTTATATTCAATTTCACCTTTCGCCATTTGCTCTGCGTGGTGCATCTGAGCATCTGACATCAACTGTTTAGTTCGTTGCTTGTTCTGATATATTCTAGCTCCAGTCTTTACACCCAAACTTAATAAATTCAACCACATTATTGTATCACCTTTCCATCCTTCCACTTCATATCAGGTAAATTGTTATCGTACTTCTTACCATCATAAGTGAGAACTTGTTTTCTATTAGATCCTTTTTCATTATAAGATACATGAACCCATCCCCCAGCAGGATCATCTGGATTATAAAACTCTAATATTAATTGATCAAAGTCTACATTGTTTTGTAACCAATAAGCTACTTGTATATTAGGTACACCTGCAATCTCAAAGTCTACTGCCTGACCCTTTGCGTGTTGTGAAGTTTTCTTACTACCAATAGCTTCACATAATTCTTCTGATCTATAACCAGATGTTACAGTTATAGGTTTGTCAAACTTAGCTCGTACTGGTTCTAATATTTCATAGCAAACATTCTCTAAATTTTTTATATCACCAGCTCCAGGTGTATTGTCTATACCCTTACGAGTTGCGGTCATTGACTTTGTAAATTCTTCTAGTTTAAAATGTTTAGATAGTTGCATATAATATTTTTACCTTTAGTTTTTTTTGTTCAGTAGTAGCTTGTCTATTAATAAGAGATCCTTTAGTTTTTCTCTTATAGCCATCACTAGGTGTGTGATCTTTTTTTCTATAATTTTTAGTTTTAACATCATAAGCACTATACTCACCAGTAGACATATTTAAAGTAACAATGTCAATAGGTCCTAGTCCTCCAAGTGGTGTAAATACCAATATATTTGGGTCTTTGGCAAGGTTAAGTTGTGCTGCAAGTTCATTAATAAGTCCTATAACTGCTTTCTTTCGCCTAGCCATCCCATTTGAAGAAGCCAAGTAAGACTCCTGCAAGACCCCCAAGAATAATTAATAAGTTGATAGCACCTTTTCCTTTACTTACATCTGTTCTTAGTTGTTTAATTTCTGTTCTCATTTCATCTATTGCTTTAAATAATGTTTTCATTCTTTCTGCACAAATAGCTTCATGCTTTGATAATCTCATGCCTGTCATTTGATTTGTAAATTCTTTTGTTGTTATGTTTTTTTTTCTAGGCATATCAAACTTTCTCTCCTACTTGTCTACACTCAAATTTAATAGCAAGTTTTTCATCTTCTATTCTATCACCATATAATTCTTTTAAAGTATTATGTGATGCTTTGTAACCATGTAAAATACAATCTTTATATGTATCAAATTGTAATGGAACTATATGTGATGTAAGTGGAACTGAATTTTGCATATTAACAAAACTAAATAAATATAATGTTAATACAAATTTCATAATTAATTCCTATCTTGCGTTGTTGGGTACACCAGAAGAATTTGTAAACGGTGAATTTGCGAAAGCCATAAAAATAAATGTGCCGCCAGAAGCATTAATTTCTGCACCGCTTTGAATTAATTTAAAACCATTTGAAAATATATCCATAACATTAGTATTTCCTCCAGCTTCACTTCTATTAGATTGTGCTGCTAATTCTGGATTTCCAACTGAAGCAGTATTATTTGGTCTACCATTAAAACCTACTCTTTTAATATCACAAATATACCAACTTCCTGTGCTATCTGTTCTTTTGCACATAACCATAGCTGGTCTAAATCCTGTATAAACAAATGGTCCATCAACATTTCCATTACCTGTAAATTTTCCAAACTTGCTAAAACCCTGAACTTCACTGAATAAATAATTAACAAAAGTATGACTACTTTGATTAGTTTCGTTTTGATTGCCTAAACTAAAAACTGAAGAAGTTGGTACTGTATCTTGCCAATAGTTACTTCCTGTTTGTTCTGCGGCAGTCATTCCCCAAGAAATATTTTTGTCTGCACCTAAAGAAGCATGATAACCTCTCCAATCGTGAGTATGACTTCTATCTTTTACCATATAAAATTTTGGCACTGCTGATAAGGAGTGTGATATTGTTCTGTTGCTACCATTTCCTGTATAGGCAACTATATCAAACCCAGCAGTTGCGGATTCTTTCCAGCACCAAGCTACATTACTATATCCAGAAAGATTAACACCATCTCCTGTAGTATCTGCACCCAAGCTAAATCCATCACTATCAAAACTTGTTAATGTATCTGCACCTGTATTTTCTCCGTTAGCCGAGTCAGTTCTTAATCTTTTTGTAGCACCACGAACTGAATCAAATAAATTATGTCCACCAGCAGCAGTTCTATATTTAATCCAAACCCAATCTGGTTGCATATTTTCATCACCATCTAAAGTAATAGCATGAGAAGAAGCTCCATTCCCAGTATAGAGCTTAACTTGAAAATATAATTCTGGATTGTCTATTGTTGTATAAGCTGCCATTTATCCTCCATCACTTCCTAAATTTTTTGAACACAAAGCAAGGTATCCACTAGGTGGAGCATGCTCAAAATTTCCATATCCATTTGCATCACTTGCTGCTGATGAAACTGTAAAAGCTGAACAACCACCCCAATTAACTTCTGATACTGTATTAATTCCAGTTTTTATAAAAGGAAAAATAGTTCCTCTTGTTGTGCTTATTGTATAATTTGAAACTAAAGCTGATCCATTTTTAAGAAATGTTATTTGGCTATCATCAGCATTAAAAGCAATACCTAAAATATCGTCAATAGCTAATTCACCATAGTCAGCAGTTGTAGCAGTTCCATCTACAACAACTTCTCCACCATCATTATTCATCCATTGAGTAACACCTGTATCATTTTGTAATCCACCTACATTTTGATATAATTCAGTTGTTAATTCGCTTATAATTCCGTGAGTATGATTTCGCCAATCTTCTCCTGATTCTCCAATTTTAACTTCCCAATACCATTTACCAGCAGTTAATCCAAAAGTTCCAACACCTGCTCCAGTAGTATCACCGCTACCAGTAACAAATTTACAATTACCCTCTGAAAAAGTATAGCCAGATGACGGAATTAAAGGATTTAAAGTACAAAAATTATTTGTGCAAGTATCAGTAGATTGATCTGTTGCGGCTAGATTAACTTCTGTTAAATCTGTTCCACCATTTGCATCGTTGCCTAAATTACTACTATCTTCAAAATCTAAATAAAAACCATTCGTACCAAATGTTAATCCTGATACATCTTTTGGTTTCCAAATTGTTGGACTATCTTCGTCAAATTCACCGAATGAAGTTGCGGCTAATTGGCTACCATCAATATAACACACTTCTGCCATGTAACCATCAAAAAATTTATCTGGACTATCTTTTGATCTTGCACCTACAGTAATTTTAGTATCTCTGCCAAAGCCTGTACAATCGTGATCTTCACTTGGATAAGTTGGAGATCCACTGCCATCACCTTCTAAATTAGATTCTTGAACTCCATTTATATAAATCTTTACTCTATTTTCAGCAGTACTTTGCTCTGTGTCAACTGCAACTACTATATTCATCCATGCACTAGGATCTCTTAATACTCTTTTCGTTGATACTATTCCATCATTTGTATTTCTAAAACTAACATAAAGTTTTCCTGTATCTCTAATTCTAATATCATCTGGTCTTGAATCATCACCACTATTATCTCCAGAAAAAAGACAAGTATCATCACCAGGAGCTATATCTCCCTTTTTAATCCAACAAGAAAATGTAAATTTTCTTCTATTACCAGAACTTCCAGGTGTTTTGTGCATATAAGCACTATCACCATCATTAAACCTACATGAATTGGCTACATTAAAGCCTGTATCTTTTATGGAGTTAGTTCCAAGAATGATCATTAACTCTCCAGTGTTGGAAGTTCGCCTAATGGTCTTTCATGCACAGGATTTTCTTCTGTGCCTGTATTTACATAAGTATATAAAGTTTCTAAATCTGGAGTATCACTTGCATTTAATATTTGTGTTTCCATACTTGCTTGTTTAGTTCTAACATTATCTCTATGAGTAGATATATCACTTGGTATAGCAGTTTCTTTTTCTGTGTTTCTAGTTATATACCAATCTGTTCTAGCAAGTTCATTAGCAACTGTTGTTTTTAAATCTTTAATTAAATTATATTTTAATCCTCTAGTAGCAACATCACCTACATTTTTACCTTCTGGTATTTTATCATCTGTTTTATCTTGTGCTGTCCATAAAGTATCTGCGTGTTTTTTAGCTGTTGCAGTTCCCCATGATTTTGTTACTTGGTTGTCTGCAAATGCGTAAGATTCGTTTGTGTTAATATACCACTTCTCATCTTTTCTATTAGATGAATCAGTTATTACTTCATAAATACCTATTGCATTTAATTCTGAAGCTGACCATACAGAAAATATTTTAGCTGGATAGTTTACATCTCCTATAACTATTGATTTAGGATTGTTAATTAATTTTGTTATATTGTTATTTTCTACTAATGCGTACATATTTTAACTTTCACTTAAATTTAATGTTCTACCTACTTCTTGCCATACAGCACCATTGTATCTGAATACTAATATGTCTGTCTTACCATCTGTACTTGTTGCAGTTGGAGCTGTTGATGCAGCAAATTCAAATACTGTATTCCAAGCAATAGTGTGTGAACCATTGTAATTAATTTCTACACAAATAAAAGCACCTTCTACTGCGTTACTTGGTGCAGAGAAAGTTGTGTTTTCTGTTGTTACATGAACTGCATTTGGTTTAGCAGAAGCATCCCAAGCTACAGCATTTGATGATGATGTAATTGCTTGTTGAGTTACATTAGCAGCAGCACCAAAGGTAGATACACCACTAACATCACAAGTTCCATTAATATCAATCGCTGTTGCTGTTAAATCAATTTCATTTCCACCAGCAATACTTAATATAGAACCATTACCACTAATGTGTTCTCCACCAGCATCAT